CAAGAATTTAAAATTTTATCACGAGTTTTTGCAGAATATTTACCTCCAATCTATCCTTATGATGTTTATGGTGGTGAAAGAACAATAAAAGTAACAGATTTTGATGACAGAGTAGATATTTTACCAGTTGCAGATCCAAATATTTTCTCAATGGCACAAAGAATTACACTTGCGCAGACACAATTGCAGATTGCACAGACAAATCCGCAAATTCATAACGTTTATGAAGCATATAGACGTGTATATTCTGCACTTGGAACAAAAAATGTTGATGAAATTTTGTTAAGACCAGAAAAACCATTTCCAAAAGACCCTGCAATTGAAAATATGGAAGGATTGCAGATGAAATTACCAAAAGCTTTTGCTGAACAAGATCATGATGCACATATTATGGCTCATAAAATGTTTATGCAAAGTAGAATGGTACAAATTAATCCACCTGTGTATGCTTTGTTTCAAGGACACATATCAGAACACATATCTTTGAAAGCTACAATGGAAGTTTATGTTGCAATGAAGCAAGATCCTAAATATATTGAGATGGAACAAACTAATCCAGATGCTTTTAGAATAGAAGCAGATGCTTTGGTTGCACAAAGAATAAACGAATTAACAATGGCCCTTATTCAAGAGGAATCAGCAACTTCTCAACAAGATCCGTTAGTTGCTTTGAAACAAAGAGAGTTAGATTTAAAAGCTATGGATATTCAAAGAAGAGCTAAGTATGATGATGAAAAATTAGATCAACAGCAAACTCAATTTGAAGATAGATTAGATTTAGATGAAGAAAAATTACAACAACAACGAGATTTACAAGCTCAAAGATTAGCTGTATCAATGCAATCTACTGCAATGAAAGTTAATAAGCCTAGAGGTTCTGGTGATAGGTAAAAAGTTTGGTCCACCACCATTAAAAGGGCCTGCATCTCAAGGATTAAGATTAAAAAAACTTAAACTAAAAAAATCTAAGTTAAAAAAACTTAATGTTAGAAAAAAGTAACGAATTAGAATTATTTAGACTTAAAGAATTAGCTAGAATAAGACAACAACGTTATTATCAAAAAAATAAAGAAAGAATTAAAAAATATTCACGTGATTATATTAAAAGGGATCCTGAAAAAAGAAGATTTCAATTAAAAAAATCTCTTATAAAAAAGAGATATGGAATAATTTATGAAGATTACTTATCTATGCATCATGAACAAGAATACAAGTGTAAAATTTGTAAAAGGCATGCTGATGAATTTAAAAAAGGATTAGTTGTAGATCATGACCATAAAACTGGTAAAGTTAGAGCTTTATTATGCATTAATTGCAATTCACAGTTACATGTGTTAGAAAATAAAGAGTTATATGATAAGTATATGAATTATTTAAATAGTTTTAAGGAGTAATAATGTTACCAATGTTAAATGCAGTTGCACCTCTTGCTAAAATTTTATTTAGTACAATTGAGAAATCAGTACCTGATAAAGATTTACAAGAAAAATTAAAAGCACAATTACAAACACAATTATTACAATCTAACACAGCAGAGTTACAAGCTGCAGCTAAAATAGTAGAGGCTGAAGCAAAAGCTGGTTGGTTTGCAGCTAGTTGGAGACCATTGTTAATGTATGTTTTAATATTTATTCTTGTATGGAATTATGTATTAGGACCAGTAATATTATTCTTTTTTAAAGCTTCTATAACAATACAATTACCAGGAGATGTGTGGACACTTTTACAGATTGGTCTTGGTGGTTACGTTGTGGGAAGATCAGCTGAGTCAGTTGCTAGAACAATGGCAAATAGACCTCAACCAAAAGATCAAGAGAACGGATGATAGATTACGAGAGTTATAAGTACGTAAAAAATCATATAAATAAATCAGTAGAACGTCTAAAAGAAGCTCTGGTCTACAGTGTAGACAAGTGGGATGATGTCTTGTATATTAGAGGAAAAATACAGGGCTTAGAAACCCTGCTACAGGATCTCACTGACCTGCAGAAAAAACAGGAGCTATTTGATGACGACAAAGACACAAAGTCTGGAAGTACCAAAACTTAAAGAGGCACTTTTAGATTCATACAAAGAAAAAGAAGTTAAAGAAACATCTTTAACTCCAGAAAATTTTCAAGAATCAGCACTAGACCAATTACCTAATCCAACAGGATATAGAATATTAGTTTTAATGCATGCTGGTGCTAGAAAAACAAAGGGCGGCATTCATCTCACAGAAAATACATTAGAAACAATACAGATGACATCTGTATGTGGTTACGTGTTAAAAATGGGAGATCTTTGCTATAAAGACGAAAAAAAGTTTCCGAATGGACCATGGTGTAAGCCAAAAGAGTGGGTTATGTTTGGTCGATACGCGGGAGCAAGATTCAAAATAGAGGGAGGAGAAATCAGAATTCTTAACGATGATGAAATCATTAGTACAATTAAGAATCCTGAATCTATTTTGCAACTGTACTAAATAACAAGGAGTATGTATGGCTGAAGAAGCAAAGCGTCAGCCAGATGTTGAATTAGACACTGATGACGCAAGAGAAACAACCATACAACTTGAAGAGAAGAAGGAAGAAAAAGAAAAAAGACCAAATCTAAATCTAGGAGAAGTAGATTTAGAATATACAGATTACAGTCAAGATAAAAAAGAAAAGATTGATATATCTGTAGAAGAAAAAGAAGAACCAAAAGCAGTCAAAGAAGACAAACCTGCTGATTCAGAAGATTTATCTTCTTTCAGTGATGCTGTTCAAAAAAGAATAGATAAGCTTACTCGTAAGATGCGTGAAGCAGAAAGACGAGAACAGGCAGCTCTTGATTATGCTCAAGGTTTACAGAGAAAATATACTGATGCTCAGAAAAAGTATCAGGAAATAGATGATAGTTACATTAAACAGTATGAAGCTAGAATAGATGCTGAAAAAGATACTGTTAAAAAGAAACTAAAAGAAGCTATAGAATCTCAAGACGCAGAAGCAATCATATCTGCCAATGAAGAACTTTCTAGATTAATTGTTGAGAAAGAAAGAGCTAAAATATCTATTGCTACAAAAGAAAAGCAGAAAAAAGAATCTGAACAAAAGGATAAGGAAGCTCAAAATGTTGAACAAAATCAACAATTTGAAAGAAAAGCAGTAGCACCAAGTACTAAGGCTAAAAAGTGGGCTGAAGAAAATACTTGGTTTGGAAGTGATGAGTACATGACTAATACAGCGTTTCAAGTTCATGAAAAACTACAAAGTGAAGGGTTTGACCTGGACAGTGACGAGTATTATAATGAAATCAACAAACAAATGAAGGATATTTATCCTCATAAGTTTGCTGAAGATAAGCAAGAACAGAAAAAGCCCGTTCAAACTGTTGCCTCTGCAAATAGAGGAAAAACTGGACGCAGAACTGTGAGACTCACCAAGTCACAGGTTGCTATTGCAAAAAAATTAGGGGTGCCACTAGAAGAATACGCAAAATACGTGAAGGAGGCAAATTAGTATGAGCGAAGAAATAAAGAAGACTTCACGCAACTCAGAGTTGAGGTCTAAAGAAAAGAGAAAAACTCAATGGGTTCTACCATCTAACTTAGATGCACCACCCGCGCCTGAAGGTTATAAACACCGATGGCTTAGAGCAGAAGCAGCAGGTTTCGTAGACACAGCAAATATGTCTAAGAAACTTAGAGAAGGATATGAACTAGTTAGGGCTGAAGAATTAAAAGACCTAATCGGTGATAATGACTATCCTGTTATTTCTGACGGTAAACATATGGGTGTTATTGGAGTTGGAGGCCTTGTGCTGGCAAGGATACCGATCGAGATTGTAAAACAGAGAACTGCTTACTTTAATAAAAAAAGTTCAGAGCAGATTAAAGCTGTAGATAACGATCTTATGAAGGAACAGCGACCAGAGATGCCGATTAATATTAATCGACAATCTCGTGTAACTTTTGGTGGTAACAAAAAGTAATTTTTTTGTAATACCAACAAAGTAAATATAAACTATAAAATGGAGAAAATATAAAATGGCAAACGTACTTGAAAGATTTGGTTTAAGACCAAGTCGACAATTAAACGGTAGCCCATTTATTAACGCACAAAACAGATACAGAATTGCGTCTGGTAACTCAACTAGTATTTTTCAAGGAGATTTGGTAAAACCACTTGCTTCTGGAACAATATCTAGATATGTTACTAACACTTCTGATAAAGTTGTAGGCGTTTTTAATGGTTGTTTTTATACAGATCCAACAACTCAAAAACCAACGTTTAGTAACTTCTATCCACAATCTACAAATGCATCAGACATCGTTGCATTCGTAATAGATGGTCCGGATACAGTATATGAAATAAATGCTGATGAAATTTTTGCAGTTGCTGATATCTTTAAAAACTATACAGTAAACAATGCATCAGGAAACACTCAGACAGGTATATCTTTAGTACAATTAGATGTATCTCTGTCAGGTGTAGACGGAACTTTTGTGGTTCAAGCAATTGATATATCACAAGATCCAAATAACAATGACGTAGCGACATCGAACGCGAATATTATGGTTAGAATTAATAACCACTTCTATCGCCAAGGTGGAACAGGTCTATAATAGGAGAATAAATTATGGCTATATCACGATCACAGCTAGTTAAAGAACTAGAGCCAGGATTGAATGCACTATTCGGCCTGGAATACAGTAGATACGAGAACGAGCACGCTGAAATCTTTATAACTGAAACTTCTGACAGAGCGTTTGAAGAAGAAGTTATGTTAACAGGTTTTAACGGTGCTGAAGTTAAACAAGAAGGTGCTCCAGTAGTATTCGATCAAGCTTCTGAAGCATATACTTCAAGATACACTCATGAAACAATCGCGTTAGCGTTTGCTATCACTGAGGAAGCTATTGAAGATAACCTTTACGATAGACTTGCATCTCGTTATACAAGAGCGTTAGCTAGATCAATGGCTAACACTAAACAAGTTAAAGCAGCGGCTGTACTAAACAATGCGTTTAGTTCAAGCTTTACAGGAGGAGATGGAAAAGAGCTTTGCGCTACTGATCACCCTCTTGCAAATGGTGGAACGTTCAGTAATGAGCTTGCTACTGCAGCTGACCTTAACGAAACGTCACTAGAGCAATCTTTAATCGACATCGCAGCGTTTGTTGACGAAAGAGGATTAAGAATCGCTATCCAAGGTAGAAAATTAATAATTCCAAAAGAATTACAATTTACTGCTGAAAGATTGATGAAAACTCCTCTAAGAGTTGGCACAGCGGATAACGATATAAATGCAATCAAAAATATGGGAATGATTCCAGAAGGTTATAGAGTTAACCACTTCTTAACTGACACGGATGCATTCTTCATTATGACTGATGCTCCAAATGGTCTAAAACACTTTGTAAGATCGCCAATTAAAACTGCGATCGAAGGTGATTTCGACACAGGTAACGTTAGATTCAAAGCTAGAGAGAGATACGTATTCGGATTCTCTGATCCTAGAGGAATCTTCGGATCACCAGGAGCTGCATAATACGTTAATTAAGTAGTTCAATAAAAGGGGCTTGTGTTTACACAGGCCCCTTTTTCTTTTATAATCAATAAATATTCTAGATTAATAGTTTTGTAGACTGGCTAGACAGACGGTATAGAGACTACAAAGCTTAACCGCTATACAGGAGAAAAATTATGGCACAAACAACTTTTTCAGGACCAGTAAAATCTTTAGCAGGTTTTATTAGTGCTGGAGTATCAAACTCAGTAACAACAGCAGCAGGAAAAACATTAACTGTTGCAGATGATGCTGGAAAACAAATCTATTACACGAGCACAGCAACAGCAACTTTTACTTTACCTACTGTAAATACAAGTTCACCAAGTGATCCGACTGATCCAAATCAGTCTAACAATTTTGGAGCAACTTTTGAATTTGTGCTTTCAACAACAGTAACAGGTAGTTTCATTGTAAAAGTAAATAGCAGCAATGACACTGTTGTAGGAACAGCAATTATAGGTGAAGGCACTACAAGCATGGCAGTATTTAGCACAGCAACTGCATCGGACACTATTACCTTAAATGGTACAACTACAGGTGGTGTTGGTGGAGCAAATGTTAAAGCTACAGTAGTTGGAGCAAACAGATACAAAGTAGAAGTAGTATCTGGAGCTACAGGTGCATTAGCTACACCATTTAGTGCTACAGTATAATTAATTTATTTTAGGGGGCTCTACGGAGCTCCTTAAAACATTAAGGAGTAAAAATGAAGTCAGATGTAAAACCAGTCATATGCGGAAGTGGTGAATCAAATAAAGTTTTATTTGCTGGTCCTACAAGATTAAGAGGATTTATGATTCAATCCACTGGTCTTTCCGGAACAGCTATTATCAATGGATTAGCGAATGCAACAACTGTAAGTGGTTCAGTTAATACACAAGTATATATTGCAGTATCTGTTGGAGCAGGTGGAACAGAAACTTTAAATATACCAGAAGATGGTGTTCTATATGCAGGTAGAAATGGTACAGGAATTATTGATGGTATTGGAGTTACTGCTAATACAAGCGCATTAAATATAACTTTATTTATAGATAGATAATGGTTCAAGAAGACATTCTTGATTATCAGGAATCAGTAATGCAACTTGTTTCAGGAATGAAACGTGGTGGCGATGTAATGCCAGCGAGAAACAAAAAGAATTTTAGACCTACCGAAAAAGGCGCTGGAATGACTCGCGCGGGCGTGCAGGCGTACAGGCGCGCGAACCCTGGTTCAAAATTATCAACAGCAGTTACAGGTAAAGTTAAACCAGGAAGCCGATCAGCTAAGAGAAGAAAATCTTATTGTGCCAGATCTGCCGGTCAAATGAAAATGTTTCCAGCAGCAGCAAAAGATCCTAATTCTAGATTGCGCCAAGCTAGACGTAGATGGAAATGTTAGTTAAAGTTCCATCTAAAGATGGAAAAAAATAAATTATTAGTTCACAAACATTTAATTGTAAGAGCAGAAGCTATAAGTCCACCTATGGACGAGGAGTTTCTTAGGCGTTGGTTAGAAAAATTTATTTCAGATATTGGAATGAAAATAATGATGGGACCTTATGTTAAATATTCTAATATGGTTGGTAATCGTGGTATTACTGGTGCTGCTATTATAGAAACTTCTCACATTGTAATGCATGTATGGGATGAACCAAATCCAGCGTTATTACAATTTGATGTTTATTCTTGTGGTGAGTTTGATCCAGAAGAAATATGTGAAAAAATAAAAAGAGATTTTAGTACAATAAAAATTGAATACAAATTTTTAGATAGAGAACACGATTTAAAAGAAATACATACAATTAGTTTTAATAAAATAGAACATCATAAATATGATGAGTTAGGTTATTGACAATAACTTAATCATATCCTATATATGTTGCAGTGCAACATTTAAAGGAGAATAATATGTTTACATATAATCAAGTAAAAGAGTTTTGGAGCAATTACTTCAAAAACGCAGAACAGTTTGTAAAAGACTGGCAAAAAGACATTTTAGAAACATTAAAGAAGTAATGTTTCCTTACAATCAAGAAGAGTTTGATTGGTATAGCAAGTAGATATATACTGCTTGCTATATGTCTTATTTAAATGCTAACATACCACCTATATACTGTAAAATAAGAAGGGAGTATCTTTATGACTTACGAGAACATCAAGGCGAAACTGAAGATTGTGTGGTCATTGGTATTGCAAGTATTCCAGGGCGTGCAATCTTATTTCATGCTTTACTTACGAATG